CACACGCACAGATTTCCGCGTTTTTACACATTGGGGGATTTGGTATGAAACGGACATTTCAATGACGGCAGGACGACCGCCCAAACCGACAGAACTCAAGCGACGAACTGGAAATCCAGGCAAACGAAAATTGCCGGATTCTGCTTCGGTGATTGCATTGCCGCAGGTTTCAATGAACGCACCAATCGAACTTTCGGAGAAGGGTCAAGCTCTGTGGATCAAACTTCGCGAGCAAGCGCCTTGGATTGCAAACACAGACGGTCGACTTCTTTTCGAACTTTGCTCGAAGGTTGATTTCCGTGATGGACTCAAAGAACAACTTGCGCAGTCGAACCCGGTTCTCTATACGGACAAGGGTTATGCCTATGCAAACCCGTTGGTCGGAATGATTTCTTCTGCCGACGATGACATCATTCGCATTCTGTCGTTGCTCGGACTGACGCCGGCTGATCGAACCAAACTGGGGGTTGCAGAAGTGAAAGCACGAGGCAAGTTGCAAGAACTTCTGCAAAGCAAGAATGCCCAATCAGGCTAGTTGGCCTCCGCGCTGGTTGACACCAGTTCCGCAAACCGACATCGACGCCGGCGACGGCGAGTTGTATTCACAATTCGCAGAAGCCGTCTGTCGAGTGACGAAAGATTCCATCGCATCGCCAGCCGGCAAGTTGATTGAACTGCGCGACTGGCAGAAGGAACTTCTCGGTCATGTCCTTGCCCGACGACCGGATGGACGATTCCGCCATCGCACTGCGCTGGTTGGAATGGCTCGAAAGAATGGCAAGTCTGCTCTGGCGGCATCGGTCGGTCTGGCGGCACTGACGCTTGGCGGTAATGGTTCAGAAATCTATTCCTGCGCAGCAGATAGAGATCAAGCTCGCATCGTCTTCGGAACTGCTCGTCGAATGGTCGAACTTGATGAAGAACTCTCTGGATTGTTCACTCTTTATCGTGACGCCATTGAATACAAAGACAAAGGTTCGGTGTATCGCGTCCTCTCTGCTGAGGCTTACACCAAAGAAGGTCTGAATCCTTCTCCAATAGTTATCTTCGACGAAGTTCACGCACAACCAACTCGCGAACTCTGGGATGTTATGTCTCTCGCAGGTGGCGCTCGCGCAGATTCTTTGCTCTTCGGTATTACAACCGCAGGTGTTCGAACAACACCTAATGGTCAAGACTCGCTTGCATATTCGCTTTATCAATACGGACAACGACTTGCCAAGGGTGAGAATGTTGATCCGTCTTTCTTCTTTGCTTGGTGGGAACCTGTCAAACCTGAAGGCGACCATCGTGATGAACAACTGTGGTTTGAATCAAATCCAGGCATCAATGACATCGTAGACATTGAAGACTTTCGTTCGGCAGTTCTTCGAACTCCTGAAGCAGAGTTTCGCACGAAGCGCATCAACACTTTCGTCAACACATCGACTGCGTGGCTTCCGACAGGAACTTGGGAAGCGCTCGCAGATAGCAACCGACAACCGATGGAGATGGAAGACACGGTTCTCGCCTTCGACGGATCGTTCTCGAATGACTCGACGGCGCTCGTCGCGTGGCTTCTTGGCGGAGAGAAACCGCACCTGATGGTCATCGGTCTATGGGAGCGTCCTCTTGATGCCGGCAACGACTGGTTCGTTCCGGTCGCGGAAGTCGAACAGACGATTGTCGGCGTCACTCGCTCGGGCAAGTTCAATGTTCGAGAGATTGTCTTCGATCCGGCAAGATGGAATCGCACCTTCATGGTCTTGGACGAAGAAGGTCTGCCGGTCGTCTCGTATCCAAACAACGCCGAGCGCATGGTGCCGGCGACGCAGAAGTTCTACGAAGCCATCATGAATCAGTCCTTCACGCACGATGGACATGAGGGACTTGCCAGACACATTGCCAACTGCGTGACGAAGCAATCGTCGCGTGGCGTGATGGTGTCGAAGTCATCAAGCAAGCGAAAGATTGACGCGGCAGTTGCCTCGATCTTTGGCTATGACAGAGCAACACAACCGGCAGCGCCGAAGGAACCGACGCCTCGGTTCTTCTCGTTCGGTTAGGAGCAAGATGAAGAAGTCAGACATTCCGATCATTGCAGAAGTCGCAGGCGTTGTTGCCGTGACTGCTGGAATCGCAATGCTCTCGATTCCGTTGGCGTTGATCGCTCTCGGATCGTTCCTTGTGTGGATTACGGAGAAGAATAACGGATGAGCCTGTCGAAGAGATTTCGCGTTTGGAATGAATCACGAGCGGACAATCAGTTCGTCGAGCCTTTGATTCCTGGGCGTCCTGCCTACACGCAACCGTCGGGTGTTGAGGTCACTCCTGATTCCTCCATCCGAATGTCTACCGTCTACGCCTGCGTCAGACTTCTCGGCGATACGATTTCCTCACTTCCTCTCGGTGCCTATGTCCGCCGAGGTCGTAATCGCATCTCCTATGCGAATGTCTACGGCTCGCAACCTGAATGGGTCAACCGCCCGAATCCAGAGGCGACTCGCCTTGAGTTCTTCGAGCAAGTCATCGCATCCTTGAACCTTCACGGAAACGCCTTCATCCTGACCGTTCGTGATTCGAACGATGAGGTCATCGAACTTTATTGCATCCATCCAGATGATGTCCGCATCGAACGCCTTGGCGTTGGTGAACCTATCGTCTACAAGATGCGCGACGCTTATGGAAACTTCTCTCGTATCCTGACCAAGAACGAGATGGTTCACATCCCGATGTTCCGTCTGCCAGGATCGCACTATGGCCTTGGCCCGATCAGCGCCGCCCGCCTCACCGTCGGTGCCGCTATCGCTGCCGACACTTACGCCGCCTCCTACTTCGGCAACGCCGCTAATCCTGGCGGAGTCATTGAAGTCCCGGGCGAACTGACAGATGATCAGGCGAATGACATCTACCGTCAATGGAATCTCAGCCACGCCGGGCCGTATCGTGCCGGCAAGATTGGCATCATCTCTGGCGGTGCGGAGTTCAAGCCTCTTCAGCTCAACGCAGCCGACTCGCAGTTGCTCGAATCCCGACGCTTCAATGTCGAGGATATTGCTCGCCTCTTCCGCGTTCCGATCTCGCTTCTTGGTCATCCGGTATCTGGTGCGATGTCGTTCGCTTCGGTCGAAGCACAGAACTTGTCCTTCGTCCAGCACTCATTGCGTCCACTTCTTGAAAGAATTGAGCAGGCTCTCTCGCCTCTGCTCCCTGAATCCGATGGCTTCATCAAGTTCAACCTTGATGCGCTCTTGCGTGGCACGACCCTCGAACGCTTCGAGGCTTACACCAAGGGATTGCGCGAAGGCTTCCTCTCACTCAATGATGTTCGATCTGTGGAAGACCTCGCGCCTCTTGGAGAAGCAGGCGATCAATACCGCGTGCCTTTGCAGAACATCGACGCCTCCGATGCGCCTGAAGTTGGCATGAAGTTACGCGCCGAGATTATCGCCCAACTGGTTCAGGTCGGCTTCGACCCAGAGGCGGTTCTCAAGGCTCTCGGAATGAACGCCATCAAGCACACCGGCGTTCCAAGCACACAACTTCAAGCCGTCTCGACTATTGATCCGGGCGACCCTGCCGGTGTCTATGAGGTCAAGTAATGCCCTACTTCATCAGCGATAAGCAATCCGACTGCGAAGGATGGGCAACCGTCAAGGAAGAATCAGACGGCTCCTACACGACCATCGGATGCCATGCGAACAAGCAAGACGCCATTGATCAGATGGTTGCGGTGTCTATCTCTGAAGACATGGAACCGGGCGGTGAAGTCCGTCAGGTTGATTTGACAGTGCCAGAGTTCATCCGTGATAACGCGGCGCGTGGTGTGAAGTTATACGAAGAAGGCTTCGGGGGCGATGGACTCGTTGATGCGACGATTCGAGCGGCTCGCGATATGGCTGCCGGACGCATCACCGAGAATAAGGTTCGCAAGATGGCGCCCTGGTTCGCTCGTCACAAGGTTGACGGCCAGGCACCTAAGAACCGCGACGAATCCCATCCTGAATATCCGGGCGAAGGTCTTGTCGCTTGGCTTCTCTGGGGAGGCGATTCTAACTTCAGTGACAGGGCGCAAAACTGGGCGCAACGAAAGATTGATGCGCTTGATGCCGAATCCGATTCAAGGAGCAAAATGAAGAAAATCGAACGCCGGACATATACCGTCCGGAATGTCGAGGCTCGATCCGAAGATGGCGAGATGCGCCTGTCCGGTTACGCTGCCGTATTCAATGAGCCAAGCCTTCCTCTACCTTTCCGCGAATACATCGCGCCGGGTGCTTTCCGCAAGACTCTCCAAGAGACACCGGATGTGCGCCTACTCATCAATCACGAAGGTCTGCCACTAGCTCGCACCAAGAACGGCACGATGACCTTGACGGAAGATGAAGTCGGTCTGCGCTTCGATGCCGTCCTTGCCGACACAAGCGAGTCTCGCGACCTTTACAAGTTGATCAATCGCGGCGATGTTGACCAGATGTCCTTCGCCTTCCGCGTCATCCGTCAAAAGTGGAATGGCGACCGAAGCGAGCGCACCCTGACCGAAGTCTCTCTTGCCGATGGCGATGTCTCCGTCGTGACTTATCCTGCCTACCCTGCGACCTCTGTTGAGGCACGCGAGGCGCTCATCAAGGCAGTTCAGGCAGTCAAGGAAGGCCGTGAAGTGACCGGCGAATCTCTGATTGTTCTTGAAACCGTCTTCAGCGATCTGCAAGAAGGTCACGAATATGTGATGCGAGCCGTCGAGATGATGGCAACCCTTCTCAATATCGAAGAAGGTGGCTACGATGAAGATGAAGAAGAAGATTCCGTCCGCGCTGTTGATGTCGTCGGTGACTTCGTCGAATGGGATTCATCCGGTGGCACCGCACGCGGACGCATAGAGCATGTGATGCGTGAAGGCGTCCTCGGTATCCCAGACACCGACTTCTCTGTGACCGCCGACGAAGGCGACCCTGCCATCTTGATTCGCGTCTATCGCGAAGTTCGCGATGGCTATGAGCCGACCGAGACGCTCGTCGGACATAAGTCATCCGAACTTCGAGCTATCGATCCGCTACCAGCACCAAGCGAAGAGCAGAGCCGGAAGATTTCCCTCCGTCTCGCAAAGGCTATCGCCCACAATAACTAGATTTCCGTTCGGTCAGATACCAACGGAACAAGCCGGAGTGTGACCTCGCACCCTCAAAGCGCCGCGAGCAAGCACCACCACCTGAAACACTCAAACTCACAAGGAGTTCAAAACACATGTCTTACCTAGACAAAGTGATCGAGCGCCGTGATGCAGTCAAGGCAGAGATTGACGCAGTTCTCAATGCAGTTGCAGATGAGAACCGCACCGATCTCACCGCAGAGGAAACCGCAAAGGTTGATGCTCTGGTTGAAGAGTCACGCTCACTCGATGAGAAGATCGAGAAGTTCAAGGCACAGGCAGATGCCGATGCCAAGGCTTCCGAAGCACGCTCTGCACTCGCAGAGGTAGCAATGCCCAAGGCGTCCGTCGCAGTAACTCGCGAAGAGCGCACCTATCGCCCTGACAGTGGGGCTTCCTTCGTTCGTGACGCGTTCAACGCACAGGTTCGTGGCGACTTTGCCGCATCTGAGCGTCTTGCTCGCCACATGAAGGAAGAGACAATGGAGCGTCGCGATGTTGACACTGGCAACTTCGAAGGCCTCGTTGTTCCTCAGTATCTCATCGATCTAGCGGCCCCATTGGCCCGCGCTGGACGGCCAACCGCCGACTTCGCGACCAACAAGATGACCTTGCCACCAGCAGGAATGACTCTGAACATTTCCCGCATGACGACAGGAACATCAACCGCGATTCAAGAGACACAGAACACTGCCGTCTCTGAGACTGATGCAGACGATACTCTCTTGACCATCAATGTCCGCACCATCGCAGGTCAGCAAGACCTCTCCCGCCAAGCAATCGAGCGCGGAACCGGCATCGATCAATTCGTTGTCGCAGACCTCGTTCGTTCATGGCACACCACCCTCGATGCACAGGTTCTCAACGGAACAGGCAACAACGGCCAGTTCAAGGGAATCCGCGCATCCGGTGGAAACGCAATCACCTTCACCTCAACTGCTCCAACCGTCGCACTGCTTTATCCGAAGCTCGCAGACGCTTTGCAGCAAGTTCAGTCGAATGTGTTCACTGATCCAACTCACTGGATCATGCACCCACGACGCCTCGCATTCCTCCTTGCAGGTGTCGATGGTCAGAACCGACCACTCGTCGTTCCGACCGCAGGTGGCCCACAGAACGCAATGTCCAGCGGCGCAGGCGTTGCAGGTTATGCAAACTCCGGTTATCAGTTGTTCGGTCTTCCGATCATCACCGATGCCAATGTCGGCACAACCTACGGCACCGCAACGAACCAGGATGAGATTTATCTCGTCGATGCTCGTGAAATGCACCTCTGGGAGCAACCAGGTTCGCCATTCTCGCTTCGCTTCGATGCGACCGCGCCTGGCAACCTCACCATCAAGACCGTCGTCTACGGATACGCTGCGTTCAC